ATTCGTACCATGTATCTACAGTTAAGGTATTCATAGTATCTGTAGGGTTGTTAAGAGTAACGACTGTTGCGTTAGACTTACTGTGTGCTGTCATTTCACCAATGTTTGGTACGTACACTGATTTAGCTCCTGGTGCTAGGTCAGATGACAAATCTGTAAAAAATGAAGCTGTATAAAGTTCGTCTCTATAAAAGTCATTCATTTTCTCACTCCATACCAATGGGATGTAACTCGCAAGGGTAGTGTTTGTTTCTGTAGCTGTCAGTTTTGTTACTTACTCTTCTTATATGTTAATACATGACATGGAACGCATAGAGTTACACCATTAGACAGGTCATATCTTAATTTTGGGTATTTTGCCCATGATTTAATATGATGTACCTGTAAGGCTATTCCTCTTGCTTGGCAAGTCTGGCAAGTCCAATTATCTCTTTCTAAAACATCTGAACGCCACTTTTTATATGGTAGTCTAGACATTAATATCTTCCTTTCTCTAGTAGTTTTACCACCCTTCCAATGATATGCTTTATCACCTATCATTAAGTGGTTTCTTTCTAGATTTCTTTTAGTAGTTGCTGGACTTTTCTTACCTTTATTCCAAGGTGTTTGTCCTTTCTTAAAGTTTCCGTCTGGATTTAAGTTCTCATGACTACCCTTGTTCCATGGAATTTGTCCTTTAACAAATCGTTTTCCAGACTTCCATGTCATCGGTAATCCTTTATTCCAAGCTACACTACCTCTTTTAATAAGAGATAGCTTATCTTTAAGCTCTTTTGACATTTTTTCACCTTTTTTCATGCTTTTATTATAACATATTTTCAAAGAATGGGGCAGTCATTTCTGCTACCCTCTGCAATTTCTTGTATTGTTGCAGCTCGGACTATTACATACGGACTACACTTTGTAGCTGGCTCCGTTCACTTCGTTTAGTCTCTGTAGGTGGATTTCTCCTTCCTAGGCGTTGCCCCATCGGGTTTTCGCCGTATATTAGATGCGATTTTAATTTCCCAAGTTATGTTAGTCTAGGAAATGCTCCTGTTGCCATATTGTTGTTCTAGTTGTAGCGATTGCTACCGAGGTTATCCTAATTGTTTACGAGAATAAGCTTCGTGCTCTTCTCGTGTCATGTTACTGATATCCACTGGTGGTTTACCAGGTGATCCAGCTGATGCTCCTAATTGTGCTTTCTCTGATTTAGCTTTTGCTTCCTCTGATGATTGCCAACTTTTAAACATTGGGTCTTCCTTCGCTTCTTTCAATGAGATGCCCTTACCTTTAGCAATGACGTTGAGTTGCTCTAAAGCTTCCTCTGATGTGCCTTGTGCTATTGCAATAAGTTCTTCTCTTGATATAGGTAGGTCGTTACTTACTTTAGTTTTTTTAGTAGGCTTCTTAGCCCTTTCAGCAATAGCCTTCCACTTTGCAGTTTCAGCTTTTTGCTTTTCTAGTTGGTCTTTTTGGTCAGAGCCTTGCTCCTCTGTGTTGTCATTTGTTTCCTCTTGAGTTTCCTCTTCAGTTGTTTCCTCAACTGTCTCTTCATTTTCCATGTTTTGTCATGTTAGTTTATAATCGTTTTTTTCAAAGGTTTAGTCCTTGTAGTTTAACGACATCTCGGTCTTATATTATATATATTTGACTGCTTCCTTCTTAACTCCTTCTTTATCTGCTTCCTTCTTGATCTTGTTTAGTATATTTCCTATAAGAACACCTGCCATAGCTCTTGCAAAGGCTTTCTCACCATATATCTTATTAGTATTGGTTTCGTGGTCTATATTACGAATATCACACATCTTAGATGTTTCTTCCTCTATGATACGTTCTATATCTTTCCAACCTTGGGTTGATAATGTAGCTTTTATACTCATACTAATTACTATCCACCATAGAAGATAACTTGTCTTCAGGTTGTATCTTAGCTGGAGCACCTCCACCTTGTTGTGGTAGTGGTTGCTGAGTCATTTCAGGAGTTACCTTGTAAGGTGTAATATTATTATTTTCTAATAACTGTTTAAATAAAGGAATGTTCTGTATAGCTGGATTAGCTAATACCATATTTAAGGCGTTGATCATTGCTTCGTTCTGTTGAGCTCTGTCTGCCTTAGTTCCAACTGGGTTATATTTAAAGCCATATTTGAAGTCAAAGAAGCCTTTAGGGAATTTAACACTTCTTACACTGTTCTCTATTGCTTTCTTAGTAGTTAATTCAAAGGCATTAATATCTTCTAGTGTTGGTTTGTTACCATTCCTATATCGTTCTTCAAGCCAAGAGTTTAACTCAACCTTTAGTCTAGCTTCATCATACAACTGAACATCTTCATCATCTCCACTGATCTCTATAACGTCTCCCTTATTCCAACCTTTAACTTCTCCAGGCATTATATCCTTTAATAGAATATCTGCTACCTTATCACCTAGTCTTTCTCTGATATATCTAAAGGTGCTCTTAGCTTGGTTAGAAGCTACTGCTACTGCTCTGAAAGGTGTTCCTGAAGGTGGTGTTTCTCCACTAACTACTCCAGGGGTATAAGTTAGTTTATCAGCGTGGTTCTCAATCATAGCCATTTCCTGTAAGAAAGCTCCTAATCCTCTATTATCAATACCAATCTGTTGTAAGTCTGCACTATCTATAATCTGACCATTCTGTGCTTGTGTTAAAACGTTAGCATTAGTATCTGTATCTGTGCTTCTCATTAGTAATAGGCTTGAAATCTCTGTTGTTTGGGCGTTCTGATTAACAAGTGTATTAACTCTTTCCTGTAATTTAAATAAGCTTTCTACTACTCCTGTTCTCATCCAACGACCACGATACTTACCATTATGAAAGTCATAGTAAGGGAAGTCTTTAATGTCTGCTTCCTCTTGGAATAGGATTACTTCCATATCACCTTGACCTACACCAATATAGTGCATGTATTTAGGTGTATCATCATCATTCTCTTTATAGTCTCCCCAACGTTCCCAAATCTCTCTCTTCTGGTTCTGGTATGTTTGTTGTTTAGGGTTCTCAGAGCTGTCTTTCTTTACTTCTGCCTTTTCAATAGCGTCATCAATGTTATCCCAACCTTCCATTCTCCTCATCTCTCCCTCTGTCTTATAGTGTAGTTGGACTATTGGACTATCCTTTAGATCCTTTACGCTGTAATCAAAGTATAGGTTTCTAAGGTCATCTTCAACTATTGTAGTCTTACCGTCTATCTTAGTCTTCTTCCATATACTTGAACCATAGGTAGCTATACCTTCTGATAGGTCGTTTAAAGTAATGTCAAAGTTGTTATCTCTAGCCCATTGCTGAAACTTAATCTTTAATATCCAAGCTTGATAGAAGTTATTCTCTCCTTCTCCCTTAGGATAAAAGTCTTTACTATCCATATCAATGTTCTTGGCATATAAAGGAATACGAGGTGTACTCAAGTTCCAAAATATAGCGTCATCATCAGGACAGTTTAAAAACTTATTATTAATATAGAGGTTAATTCTTCTTACTGTTTCTAAGTGGTCGAAGTTATAACCATCTGCTAGTTCTAGTGTTCGTTCCTTTGCAAACTTTACTTCTGCATAAACGACTTCTGAAATCTTCATATGAATGTTTTCTTTGTATTGTTAGTAAATTGATTTTTTATTATTACCCTATCAAGATTAAACATCATTCTAATCTTTAAAGCGTCTAGGAAGTCTGGACTTCTGCCTATATTCTCTTTGATTTCATCTTTAGGTATTAGTTTAAGCTTTGCGTCTTTGTCAGCATCTTTGCGTTTAAGCTGTGCTATCTCTTCTTCTATCTTGTCCCACATCTCTGTCGGTATTTTAGCACTAATCTTCATCTCCCTGTCTTCTATCTTTCCAGCTAACATATAACCACATTGGTCATTTAAACTAGCATAGTTCTCTTTAGGAGTAATAAAGACCATCTTGCCGTCTCTGATTATCTTAATTTTATTTGCATCAGGGTTCTCTAGTGGGCTAGAGTTAGCTATAAATCCTTTAGCACCCTTTAAGTGGTCAAGTAATCCTCCACCAACACCAACTTCATCAACTCCAACGTGGCTCATTGGTATCTTTTCTTCTCTAATCCATTGTTTTATCTCTGTTTCTGTTACATCAAGTCCTTGTATCTTACGTTCTTCTATCCTATAACAGTCGTGTCCTCTCCAAAATTGAACTACTATACTATCTTTACCAAACCTAGCTACATCTACAGTTAGATATTTCTCATTGTCTTCTTCTAGTGTATTATTTCTAAGGTCTTGTATAGCGTCAAAGGTAACAAGCGAGTTCTCCGCATCATCATATTCCCAGTTACCAAACTTTAACCTTTGTTTAGTAGCATAATCAGTAATATCTGATAGTGCTTCCTCATAGGTATCAGCAGTATGGGGATTGTCTGAATAAAGTGATTGAATAAAGGCATACTTAAGGTCTAAAAGCTTGTTTTTCCAGGGCTTATAGAATACTCTGTATAGCCAATTCTTATTAGGATTACATGTAAGCAACATCTTAGGTGGTAAACCAAACTCCTTGTTCATGTGTCTGCCTATCCTACTCTTTAAAACATCAAAGGCTTTAAACTTAACCTCTGAAGCTTCTTCTATAAAACCACCAGTATATTCAAGAGAGCCTAATCTCTCATACATTTCATCAGTGGGCTTATATGCAAGGTCTAATAAATCAATCCTACTTCCATTTATAAACTCTATGTAATTGTATTGTCCGTTCAATTTCCAGTCTGTTATAGGTATCTTATGAAACTTACATACTTTAGTAAAGGTTACATAGCTACTTGCCATTAACCTCTTTAACTCGTTCCTACCTATAAACCATTTAGATCCAGGATAGAAGTAACAATTAGTTAATAACCATTCACAGGCTAACCAACTTTTTCCTCCTCCAGCTCCTCCACCGAACAATAGATATTTAGTCTTCTTGTCTCGTAGTATCTTCCAAGCCTTCTCCTGCTTGATCGTTGGTTGTATGTTTACTTCCATTTGGTACAAAGTTAAATCCTGTTATTTCTATAGCTTTGCCATCAGCTCCAGTGTTCTCTACTCTCTTACTAAAGTTCTCCTTATCTAATGTTTCTAATATGAATTGTGCAGCCTTTAAAGAAATCTTCTCATTTTTACTATCAATCGAAGCATCAACTTTCTTTACTGCTCTATTTACAATTCTTCTTTGTTTCCAGTAGATTATCTTTTCTGCTAAGCCTAAGTAATTATCGCTATGCCAAGTATAAAGCTTTTGTGTAAAGTTAGCTAATTCTTTAATTCTTTCATCTTTTGATTTTTCCTTAAATTCTTCTAGTTTAGTGAGTATTTCTTCTGCTGTGTCTTTAAAATTTTTTCCATCTAAAATACACTCCTTAATTTTACTAAGAAGTTCGTCTGTTAAGTCTGTTGGTCTTCCTGATCCTGGTTGTTCTAATCTATTTAGCTCCTTTCTTCTTGGGCTCATCATCTTTTTCTAGTTTAGTATAAGCTTGATATTCTCCTTTACATTCCTTTAAAGCATCAGCAGTTTGATTAAGCTGTCCTTGTAATGT